TTGACAGTAGGTACTGTAGTTCCGATACCAACGTTCCCCGTTACATTTAATGCCGTCAGAGTGCCTACGGAGGTAATAGCCGTCTGTGCCGCACCAGATACCACATTCGCCGTGCCGACAGATACGTTTGAGGCTGTGCCTGTTAGGTTGGTTACAACACCTGCGGAGGGTGTTCCGATGTTCGGAGTGGTTAAAGACCAGTTTGTGACAGCAACACCATCAGCGATCGTCAAAGCACCCGACCCAGTAACCTCGCCCGTATGATACGTTAGAGCCGTTGATTGTTCCCGTGGCAAGGATGTTGCCGACTACGTTTAGTTTTTGGGATGGTGTCGTTGAGCCGATGCCGAAATTGCCTGTGTAACTGACAGACGTTCCGTTGTATATAAGTCCGTCCACGCCTCCGAAAGCACCTGCATTATTGTACTGAATTTGAGTGGATGAACCGCCCGGTGTTCCCGATCCGGCAGATGAATTGTCAACAGCACACGCCCAGGCAGAGCCGTTCCATTTTAGCAGTTCGCCGGAGGAGCAGGTGTGTCGGTTACAACGTCGTTATTACAGACCAGACCCGTTCCCGTCACATAGGTACACAACTTGCCATTAGTCAGCGTTCCGGCATTAACAGAGAAGGTCGTTGTTGATAAGTTTAGGAGCGTCCCGCTTGCCGTATACGTCGTATTGGTATCAACCGTCATGGTGGTGTCGCAATCAATCTCCGTACCGGCAGAATCGTAGGTACAGACCTTGGCATTGGTCAATGTACCGAGATCAGTTCCTTCAACCGCGCTAGCATTGACAGCCGTACCGCCCGCTGCGAGAAAATCACCCGTAGCAGATTGGGCAGCCGTTCCCAACCCTAATGATGTGCGACCGGTCGCAGCGACCAATCCCGTTGCCCCGCCATCCCACTTGAGCCGGTCGGTGTAAGCCGTGTTCCAGTTCGTAGAATTGTCTGTAATGGACGTTCCCCATGCACCGGACCCCGCAAGAGCAATACCGGCCCCAGGGTAAACCATCCCTGCGGGAAGATTGGATAATTGTGAGCCATCCCCGTATAATTTCCCATCGACCTCGATATTCCCTTTTACATAAAGGTCATATCCGGTAATTGGCATGGCGTTAGGAGCAGAAGCCGTGCCGACATACAGTTTCGCTGTTGGAGCAGACGAACCAATGCCGACATTATCTGTTGCCGTGGCAAGATAGACCTTCCCTGTGGCGCGAGTCCAACCAAGTGCTGCAATCGCAGCCGGATCATCCCAATTTATTTCTGCGCCACCGCTTGAAATCAGTTCATCGAGCGTTTCAAGCGCCTTTTGAACGGTATCGTCTGCCGTTGAAAGGTTGTTATTGAACGCCGTGGTATCTGTTGCAATCTGCTTCGCTAACGGATCGCGGGCGAATGCAACAGAAACACTAAGCAACAATATAATGAGCGTCGAGTATATCGTTCGCATCTAAACCCTCGTCTGTTGTTAAGGTTGAACCAATGATGGTGTATTCATCTGCGCCCAATAGAATGCCGTTCTTGAACACTTGTGTGCTGTCGGCTCGCGGGATTGACGATAAATTAAAAACTGTCTGATTGGCAGTTGCCGTGAACGAGTGCTGTTTGTGGACTTCCTTCTGTTGGTAAATCGGAAGAACCTGCCCAAGTTCAACGCTGATGTTCTCGCTTGTGATGCTCACATTGATGTCAGGCATTTACGCCTCCCTGATCGTTGTGCGAGGCAAGAATGTAACCACACCGAACCCGAATGTGCTGATTAAGCCATCGCCATCGATATATTTAAGGTCGTAGTAATAAGACCCGTCTAATGTGCTTGTGGTCGATGCCGGGATGGTAACAAGAGCCGTTCCGCCAACACCGCTGACGATCGTTCCCTCCGCGCGTATCACGCCCGTGTCCGTATCAGTAAGCAATCTGTCCTTCTTTAGCGTGAACAAGATGGTGTAATTCGTAATGTTCACGGCAGAGCCGGACAAAGTAAACGCGAGGTTCATTACAAAGTCATTACCCGCGACCTTTTCATAGTTTGTTGGTTTCATGCGAACCTCAATGCTTTATATCTATCAAGTGCGTTTAACGCTTCTTTCTGGATGCGTCCCTGCCTGTCGTCGCCCTCATACTGCTGAACAGAATTGATGCTACCCTTCGCCATGAGATATTCAGCGATGACCAACTTCGAAATCGCAATCTTTAAATCAAACGGCATCGTGGACGGCGTGTACCCTCCGACATAGACAATCTTTACTGCCTGCGCCCAGGGTATCATTATCTTCGTATCAAGTTTGATGATCCCCGCGTTCGCATCAAACGAATAATCCGTTGCCGGAATAAGCGTGTCTGCTCCGAATACCCTGCTGATGTCGTAATGGATAGACGTAATGCTTGCAATCGGGTAATTCCGAACAAGAATCGTATTGCTACCATCGCCATCAATGATCTCGGTATGTGTTGCCTGCTCGAAAGACCGCCCGCAAATGAACGTCTGAACCCTATCCTCAACAGCCTTTTGGAACTCCCAAAGGATGTCATTGTCGGATGTATCGGTGTCGGATATACCGCCAACACGCTTAATTGTTTGAAGGTCTGTTATCATTTTGAACCTTTCTCAATATTGTCGCCAACCTCTGACCTGCAATCTTCCATGTGAACTTCGTGCGTATGCGCTCGCTTGCCAACTTACCCTTGCGCCGCGCCTTGTCGTAATTCTTGGTTACACTAATCATCTTGTTAATGACATCCTGTGCCTTTGGAACATACCCACGCGCCCGGAGGTCGTAGTTCTGAAGGTCATGCTCCATGATCGTCCAATCGATAGGATATCCGACTTCCTCATCAAAGAAATCCGCACACCCTGTTATAGCCGTGGCGATTGAAGGACAACCAGTAGCCATCGCCTCGCAGAGCGTCAATCCCCACCCTTCACCGAACGTCGGCAAGCAAAAAGCGTGTGCGGAGTGATAAAGAGCAACCAAATCATCGGTGGGAAGTTTCCTTGTATCAAAAAAGATGTTCTTATGCTTTCCAAGAACCGTTACCTTGCCCGCCAAGTCCGGCAGAGGCATACGCTCTACAACGCGGTTGAAACTTGCGCGTATCTTCTTGCCGTCCTCATCCTCTGGATTGTAAATCGCCTCTTTGTTCTTCTCGATAGCCTTGATGGTCTGTTCCCAGTTCATCTTCGGCATCGTCGTCTTGAGATAAATTTCAAAGTTCGGGCATTGTTCAATGATCTTGGATGCCTCAACCATGAACGGATAGCCTTTGCGCGGGTTAGGCGCACCAACCCAAAGGAAACGGAAACGATCGCCTTTGGTATAGTCCGGCGCGAAACGCTCTTGATATGTATAAATGCTTTCGTCAACGCCCTCGAAGCAGACATATATCGGCTTGGTCGTATACTGCTTGAACAGGTCACGGCAGAACGTGGACGGGACGATAATCACATCTGCTTGATTCAATGGCTTGATATAACACTCTGGAACGTCCAAGAACTCCCACATCGTGAATAAGACGTTAATCTTGCCGGGTATCGGGCGGAAATGATCGCCGGACACAATGTGCAACGCAACGCTCGAAAACGGGTCAAGGAATACATGAGGCTCGGTGTGCTTCTTCATTTCTCTGTTGTGTGTCGCGTAACCAAAAGCATTACCAACAACGTCCCTGTCGGGATTAACCCAATGGACAGACGGCTTGCTGTTGATAATTGCAGAGAATTGACCGATCATTATTTCCCTTTGACGATAACTGACCGCTTCTTAATCTCAACCATCTTCGCCCCGCACAGCCAACATTTCTTCATCTGCCCGGACATAGACACTTCAACGTGGCTTTTGTTTTTATTACAAACATACTCTGATGCAGAATTACGCGAGATCATGGATAGTCGCCTTATCTCTGTCGCATCCACCGCATTGACCGCCGAACGCACATGGTTTCATTCCGTCAAGCAACTTGAAATTCGCATCAAGAATATTCCCGACAACATCAAAATTTATAAAACTGCCCGTCATACATCTGTGAGCATCGCCGTAAGGGTTGACCATGAGATAATCATGCCCTGCGGAACAAAGAACATTGTCAGCGCGTGTTTTGCCTGCGCGGAACATCCTATCCCAGCCAACGTACTGACGCATAAACGCCTGCTCGGTTTCGTTGTTGCCATGCTTATTCTCACAGGACGCATACGGGTCTACATGAAACGGGATGCCAAGAAACTCGAACTCCCTCTTGAGCATTCCAGTAAGATAAACCTGCTCTGGATAGGTAACGAAGTTCACATTGACGCTGAACCCTGCGGATTGAAGCATCAACGCCTTACCAATGAAAATGTCTTTGCTCATATTCTGTGTCGGGTGATAACTCAACGTCATGTTTACAACCTTCGACGGGTGAACCTCGCGCGCGAAACGGATCATGTCTTGTGACATATTCGTTGTAATGCCAATGGCGCAATCAACTCCATTGATAATGTCAACGATGTTCTTGTTCAAGAAAGGCTCACCGCCTGTAATGTCCAATGTGGTAGGACGTAATTTGTTGAACGCGTCAACAAATAGTTTCCAATCCGGCAATGGTTTATCTTGCGGTAATGCAAAAATATTGCAGTATGGGCATTTAAAACTGCATTTATATCTCTCTTGCCAAACGATTGCTTTCATATTTCCTTTACTTCTTTAGGGTGAGGGTATTTCTACCCCCACCCGTCAGAAGGTTACTGATTAACTCGCGGCTGTGATTAAGCGAGCGAACGCAGACGAACGACCCTGTGCAAACGCCCAACGCGATGTCATACGGAAACGCGTCGAGTTGTAATTGAACAGACCGTAAGGATCAACGTCAATCGCCGTAGCACCAAGCCTACGACCAATGAGGAACTTCTTGAGATTACCGAACAGCGCAACAGCCGTGGAAACAGCCGTGGTGTTGGTCATCTTCTCGCTCACGAAGTAAGGATACTCATAAATCGTGCCGGGAACATTCGCTGACGGGAACGCGAAGATCGGACGACCCTGGGAATCTTTCAACGTGCGAACATACCCTGCACCAATGCGGTTCAGGATGAACTTCGCGCCTGCCTGATCCGCAGATGTCAACTTGACAATCAGCGCATTCAGGTGATCGGCTGTGATAGCAGAGAAATTCGTGCTACCAGTAGCCATGACAACGGAATACCCGCAAGCCGCGCCAAGAATGCCGCTGACAGGATCGCCCGTGCCGTTAAGAACCTGATTATCAAGTTCCATCGCGATCGCATAACCGAACTGCTCGTTCAGCATAGACACGATGTCGATGCGGGAATCAGAGAGCATATCGTTGTTGATCGTCGCCATACCTGCAAGATGCTTGCAGTTCAGCGGAACTTGACCGAACGTACCTTCGCCATCAGCGATGACAGCGGCTTCGGCTCTCCAACCAACGGATGCCAAAGTTGCCTCGGTCGGCACATACATCGTGTCGGAGGTCATCGGGATAACGGTACATTCACGAAGCGCGAACGTCGATTCACGCGCCAACTGCACCATGTCCCAAATATATTCTTCGGGAACGGTGTAACCGCCTGTGCCACCCGCGCCATTCGCGTAAGCGGCTTTCTGATCCATCGAAGCATAAAACTTCTGGAGGTCAGATTTCGCTTCCTGATCCCCGAACTTCGCGGCTTTGATGAAATCGATCATGAACTTCGCCATCTTGTCAGCACCCTCATCAGTACCGCAAACCTCAAACCCGTTCGGGTTCTTGGAAGCCATCTGACGCAGGTTAGAACCCTGCTTGCTGATGTTATAACCCTTGTACTGCTTGCTCTGGATGATAGCCGGAGCGTTCTCCGCTTTCATCTTCTCGATACCTTCAATGCGCCCTGCGAGGTCAAGAACCTTGCCCTCAACAGTTTTGATACCATCAGCAAGCGGCTTTACAGACGCTTCGACGGCTTCTTTAACTTCCTTGATTTCCACTTAATTGCTCCCTATGATTGAACTGATTGATTGTTTGATTGCTTCTTTCATTTCCTCGACACCAATCTCGATTGAAGGCTTGGGTTCTTCGACCCGCTTCTCAAGAATGTTCGCGGTGTAATGTTCTTGTTCTGCTTCCTTTACCTCGTTCAACTTGAAATCTTCATCGTTAAACGACTTCGATACCAACTCCATCATCTTCGTCTGCTCATCGGCAACAGACCGCCCGAACTGCAACGCGCCACGATTGGAAGGAATAAGCACCTGCGACACTTCCAACAACTCAATGCTTGTGAACTTCCGACCAACAGCGATACCCTGCGCGTCTTTGATAAACTCAAACTCGTTGGTCATAAACCCGATACTGAAAGCGGCAACCCCCTTTTGAGCCAACTTCCACGCCCAATCAGCGTTCTCGTTGCCCTCGCCCGCGTAATACTTGAACTTGGCACATACCTTGCCCGCCTCAACCTTCACATCCTCCGCAACGCCAATCTGATCGAGGACGTTGTGATAAGAGTGAGAGTTCAAGAGGACAGGATGCCTGCGGTACGTTTCAAGACCCTTTTCAATCGCTGACGGAAGAATGATGTCGCCATCGCGGTCAATCTGGTCTGTGCTGATAACGCACTCAATCGTTTTATTCTCTGCATCCACCGCTTTAATCGCGGAGTTAAATAACTTTAGAACTTTCTCTGCCATTTACTCATCCCCTTTAATTAACGGAACTGAAACACACCTGCAATTTATAACCTCGCCCGCGTCACCATGCGCCTGATCGCCGGGAAACAACAACCCGTTTGAATAACTCATGGACGACATCTTGACTTCGCCGTTCATTTCACGATGGCTTTCACGAACCGCCTCATCAGCCGCCGTGACCCATTTCATCTTCTCAACACCAGATTCCTTGTAATAAATGTCAGACCCGCCATTGACAGCACCCGCGCTCTCTGTCCTTGCGATCATTCTTGAACGAACAGACCAATCGTTGTACATCCCGCGTATCTCGCCCGCGATCTGCTCAACGCTCAAACCCGTCTGAACGCCGTTATCGACAATCTTGTTAATCTTCGTCTGCGACGTTTTGTTGATGCCAACGATACGATTCATCCTCTGACCGATATACGCGCGAAGCCGGAGCGCAAGAACCTCATCAGCGATAGACTTATGCTCGCCCAGGTGTTCCTTCGCCAAGTTGATACCCTCACGGACGCTTTCTTCAATCACAGGACGCGCGTACTTCATCAACTTGAGGTCTTGTTCTTCCCAATTAATGACCTTTGCACCCTGCCGATAATTAGATTCGTTCATCGCCTTTAAGACTTCCGTCCTCTGCTCAAAGAAATAACGGCTGATGCGCTTCTCGAATGACCGCTCAATAGGCTCTTGCTTGTTGACAAACTTCTGCCATGACAAAAGGTCAAAACCCTTTAATTCGTGCGGAATAGCCTTTTTAACGGTCTTTTTATCTTCCTCGCCCGTTTCATCGTCTTTATCGGAATCGCCCGCCACAGGCGCAACAGACGCAGAGGCGGCGTTATCAGCCTCCCTGATGTCAGACGATTGACTTGCAGGTATCATCCCGTAGTTAATCCACCATTCATCGCGCCAATCGGTTTCCTCAAAGCCAAGATCAAGACGCTCATTGACCTCGTTGGCTGTGAAACCCATATCGAACAAGGTCTTGGCTGATGTGACCTGATTGCTGAAGTCCTCCGCAAACGCCGGTACGTTCTTAACATCAAAGCGGATTTCAAGCCTCTTGTCATACGCCTCGCATAATCCAAGCGTCAGCGTGTCCTCAAAGTTCCGAAGGATGGGAAGGATGCCGTACTGCCAAAACACCTTCATCTGACCCTGAAATGTCGCATAATTAAGCGTGTCTGTGATATTGAACAACGCTTTTGGTGTGCGCCATGTGCCAAGCAGTTCCTCGCGGGCGTACTTGCGCTGTTCAAGGAAATCCATGTCTTTATGTGACGGCGTGATGGTCTGCGCTTTCATGCCACCCTCTAAAACGTCAATCCTGTGCTTATTCGCCGCGCCGGAATGCTTCTTCGTGAAATGCTCTCTCAAACGCTTGACCTGCTCATCCGTAAGGTTCTTGTCCGTTGAAACTTCTTTCTTGATGGCAAGAAGCGGCGACATACCACGAATAAGGTCATAAGGATTAAACTCACGCGAAAACATCATGTCCTCAAGCGTGACAATGGTCTTTCCGACCTTCCACCCAGTTAGCACTCCATCTGTGTTAGTGATAGCCGAAACATCCCCAGGACGATAAATGTTCAACTCTGCCGGAAGTGCGCCCTTGCGTCCCAATGTCTGACCAACACTCTTGACCTTATAAATGAACGCCTCGCCATCAAGCGCGTAGTGACCAACGAGGTCACGAATGAAATTACGCTCGGTCATCCCCTTTGAAGGACGGCGTAACAACTGAACCAACGGATCGCTTTCATCAATCGGAGTGTTCGACTTCTTGTCGTACACGGTCAACACAGCCTGCGGAGCGTTATCGCAAAGAGCCTTAACAGCCTTGTTCACAGCGGATACTTGGCTGTAAGGACGATTGACACCCGCGCCGTCCAATATCGCAAGGTTCTCTTGAACCGTTGCCCAAAGGCGGTCATAAGACTTTGTTTCCATAGCGGGAGCAATCTTCTGCTCGCCCCATGTCATATTGAACTTGCCAATCTTGATTTGACCCATGTTCTATAAACTCCAAACTTTAACTTCGTTTGACTTCATATAAGGTTCAAGCGCGTAACGAACGGCATCCGTTGCGTGGTTTGACTTGTCAACTGGTATCGGCAGAACATCGCCTGTTGTCTTATCGACCTTCCAACGGTAATTGCTGAAATCCCCAATGCTTCCAACGCACGAAGGATGTATGACAATGGCTTCAAAGTTCTTAATGAACTCAATGCCATCCTCAACGCTCCCTGCGCCTTTCTCTGCGCCCTCAACATTAAAACCCTGACGGCACATATAACTGATCGTGTCGGGTCGGCTACTGTCCCCGCGAATGACCCACTTCTTTGAACGCTCAACCTTCTCAAAGCAAGCCGGAAGGTCGTCAATCTCAATCCCATACCCGTAAAACTCTTGGTCAATATAGAGTTTGCGGTCACGGATAAAGCATCTAACCAGACAGGACGGGTCTGTTCCGAAACCCCAATCTGCTCCGAAGTAGAATTGGGTTGTGTCTGTGTTTGCGGGTTCGAAGTTTTCGATTCGGAGTTTGTTTTTGAAGATGACGCTTTGCCCGTACTTTTTAGGATGACCCGCCCAAACATGGTCATACTTCTCTGGATCGTTGACCTTGCAGTATTCCATTTCAGACCGAAGGACATCAGGAAACCACGGGTTGTCCCAATAGTTGACGAAAGCCTTAACAATGTCTGGTCTGTCAATCGGCTTGCCGTCTTTCTCAATGAACATGGTGTAAGTCGCAGATTTCTCATCATCTGGATTGAACGAGATAATGATTTCCGAATCAGGCTTACGAATAGTCGGAACAAGAGTTTCCCAAGACTCGCGGCTGACCTTATCTGCTTCCTCAACCCAACAGACATCGATCCCCTCGGTTGACTTAATCTCGTTGATATTGTGGTGCAGACCTTTAAACAAGAACTCTGACCCGTAAACGCTTGTGATTGAATCCTTCTGAATAACAAAGTATTTACCCAACCCGTGATAATTGATGCGGTCAACAAGCAACCTGTGGACAGAATCGCGGATGCTGTTCTGCATTTCCCTTGTGCAGAGGATGCGGAACGCGCCGGAAATAGCCTTGTGGATAAGATAGTCAGCAATCGACCAAGACTTAGCCGACCCGCGCCCACCGAACAAGACTTTGAACCTTGCCTTAACATATAGAACCAACCTTATGATTCTCGGTACGTCTATTGTCATTTCGCATCTGCCACAGCCTCATTGATTACGATAGTCGGAGGTGTCAGAGGCATCCCACCCGCGCCCGCTAACTCCATCGGCTGTGATACCTTGCCGTCAATGCGGTCAGATACTTCCTTGATCGCGGCGACATCACCAGACTTGGCTTTCTGAATCAAAGCACAGATAACAGCATCAAACGCGGTCATCGTCACCCCATTAACATCAATCTTGGCTTTAAGATATTTCGCAAGCCGTCCCTTAAAAGACAATGCGCCTTTTGGTCTACCTTTAGGGTTGCCGCTTTGACCCTTCTTGAAACCATGTTTTGCGATGTCTTTGTTCATATTGTTTTTAAGTTGATAATTAACTAAGCCTCAAACCCCTCGCGCCCGTACCTTCCATGCCTTGAACAAAGACATGACCTGTGTTCGTAGTTGATTTTGGCAGTTCGCCAGTTTTCTTATATCTATCCATGTCAAGCCAGAAGCAATAATCTTCGAGGCTTTTCTTTTGTTTTGCGGTAAGGTTTTGGTATATGGTTTGCGTCATATTAGGTGGGATGGTCTTTATTACTCCGTCTTGTTAGCCTACGCTGACGGCTTTTTCCACCATCCCGTTTCCGACATTCCAAAGGTATGCCGAAATATATAAGAACAAAAAAGAAAGGGACGCTCTTGCTTGTCGACAAGAACATCCCTAGAAAACATGGGACACAACGAGAGCCGTCGCCCTCAATACAATACTATTACACTTCGGTTGTTTCAGTTATGGAAATATCAAATGGCGTGTCGTGCGACATTTTCCGACGAGGAATCAAACGCCCCACGCTTTGTCAATGCGACGTAACTTTCTTTTGTTCGCCCTATCCTTTTTTAACTTCCTCTGGTTTCTGATCCACAGCAGACATTCCTTGAACATTGCACAAGTTGCCGGACACTCCATTTGAAGCCTCCATTGGTTTAAAGAGCCTAGAGCAAACACACTCGTTGCAGTTTTCTTCTGATCGGTTTGAGCATTGTCTGAAACATTCGTTTACAGCGTATCCTCCGCGACTTTTGTAACCCATTAATCAGCCTTTCTTAATGAACGACTACAGCAAACTCTACAATAGTCCGTGTATTTATCGCCATCCAAAGAACATTGGGATTAACTTATTAGAGCCATCTTCTTGCATCCACAAACCCTTGTTCCACCCAGATTTTATCTTCAGCTTTTTATTCCCTTGAAAGTGCCTTCCGACAAGTTGTTCGTCATGTGGAAGGTCTGCAAGTTTTATATACTTCATTTGGTCATCTCCTTTTTAAACTTCCCACATTGAGAACAAAAATCTCCGTCTGGTAATGGCTTCTTGCATTTGCAGGTCACTTAACAACCTCCTTGAACTTAACAATTTTACAATCCATGCACGGCTTGTCATCTCTTGCTTCTTGCCGTGTTTTATAAGCACCACGGAACGTACTCCATTTGCAATCAAGGACGACCC